AGCAACTACACTAATTTGTTCTCCAGCAGTCATTGTAAGTGTACCCTCATTGAGAGTCATACCTGCTTGTGCTGGTGTGATTGCATTAGCACCAGTTAGTGCCTGCTGTTCAAAGAAGTTAACAGGTTCATTCTTATCGTTTAATCCACCCTCATTTACTTTAGATGAACCATACGTGTTAGTGTATGCAGTAGGAGAGTTTGTATATGGTTGTGATGTACAATAAGAATACATCGCATTGGTTCCCGTTCTTCTGGGAGCTTTATCTGATAACCAGTGACTATGCTCAGCTTGGGTTCCATTTGTAGGATCCCACTGATCAATTGGTGCTAAGTTAGTGATATAGTTTGGAGACTTACCACCATCAGGATCATTACCATTATCACCTGAATTACGTTGATCTCCCTCAGAGTTTAGAACAATATGGTTGTGTGCTGGTGGACCATTCAAAGTTCTTGGTTGTAGAGGACCAATAGTAATCTCTGCTGTTCCTCCCAGTGTTCCTGAAATAAATCCAATACACTCACTATATCCTTCAACCCTTACAGATCCTACACTATATTCTTCGTTTTGTCTAGCTCTAGAGATATACCATTCTCCACCAACATCACCGACATTCATCTGTGCATTATCAGGCGTAAGAGATCCAGAACCATCCACACCACCAGGACCCACAACCCTTTTCATTCTAAGATCAGGTACATTAAATACAGCATTCTGTACCGTACCAGAAGAATTGCCCCAATCTGATAGTGTTACTGTAGATGGATCAGTACCACCATACTCATTACCAATAACATCAAATAACATTGGATAATCATTAACACTGTGTTGTGCTCCATTACAGTATAACCATCCAGGATAACTGTTAGCAACATTAACAGGAGTGTTTCCATTCTTATCCACAAAAACACACATGATAGTTCCGATAGGTATTCCACTATCGTCATGCATATCACTGTAATGGTGATTATATTTGTGTTCTAATCTTACAGGCATTTTAATACTTAATTAGGAATTCCATAACGATGTAAGGAGATACAATATCATCGAACTTTGTATCAGTATCAGTTCTAATATTTACCGTTGCCTGCAGACCGTCTGGTCTAATAGTCTCTACACTAGTTGTAGCAGTAAAATTAGTATCACCAATATCTTTCTCAATTCTGTGAGAGTGCTCGGTCAAATCTACTGTATCAGTACCAGGAGGGAATTCTACTGGTTGTTCAGTATTTCTACAAATTGGATATGCAAAAGTACCAGCTTCTGATAGAACATCATATGGTCTAAGATTACCAATAACTACGTTTACTTCATTAGGCCAACTTGCCGCAGTTCTAGTTGTAATAGATTTGTTAGTCGTCCAGTTTGAAGGAACACCACTCTTAGTACCAATGAAGTGTGATCCAAAAGTACCACAGTTACTATTACAATTGCTGGGTTCACTAATACCCATCACTTGCTGATAATATGCAGTAGCAACATCATCACAGTGAGGGGTTGGAGTTTGGACATCGGCAGGTCTCTGGTAATATGGTCTAGATGTATTACCATATGCACCGAAAGGTGTACCAGGATCTTCCTTCACGACAACACGAGAAGTAGAAGAATAGTGCATATGAGGACCAATTGCTCTAGCAGGAACAACTTCTGCCTCAGTATTTGTTGGTACGGTCCACCCTACATTACCATTCAAATTAAAGTTTTGAGATGGTACGGTAAACACACCATTGAATCCAACTTGAGCACTATTGCCTACATTGGATGAAATTTCTACACCAACACCTGCTTTAGTGATGGTGCTATTTGTAGTAAACTTCTCGATATTTCTATATGTACCGATGTTTGCATTAACAGATGCTTCAATGTGCTTTGATCCCAAATCAGGAACTTGAAATTGATCTTCTAGCAATGTTGTATCAGATTTTTTATAGATACTTGCTTCACCAACACCAAGAATACGTGCTAGTTCAGGATATTGTCTCTCTGAATAGATTGCTCCATCACATTTTAAATATCCTGCAGGAAGATTAGTCACGTTTGTTGATCCATCAGGATCACTATCCAGAATTGGTAGAGACCACTGAATAATAGTCCCAGGAGCAGATCCTAATTTTGACCTTTCTCTTGTTAAAAACTTCATCAGTATGCTCTAATTAGGTACATCATGGACAACGCGGGAGTTTTAATATCCACGTTAATATTTAGTGCTGATGGGATATTCTGCACACCAACATTAGTCGGTTGACCAGTTAAAGTGCTCTGAATTTGAATATCATCAACTGGAACAATGGAAGGTGGTTTAACAAATCCAGCATTCATAACAACCTCAAAAGAATAGTGGTTATGTGAATTAATTGCGTTACCAGAACCAGTCATATTTTCCTGATTGTGGTTCAATGTAGTTGGATATGTTTGAGATGTACCATTTGACTGATTAATTTGGTCAGCAGTTTGATTACCATACCAATTCTTCTTAGTGGTCATGAAACCTGACTGAGAAGACTCACGATAGTTACATTCATTAGGAAATGTACCATTCAATGCTCTAGGAATAGGACCTTGCCAGCAAGGCTCGGGAACATATGTACCAACAGATGCAGTATTATTTTTAGTAGGACCAAATGTAGTCAAAAGGGTAGCACCTTCCTGATAATACGTAACGTAGAGAATACCAGGGTCAACACTATCAATATCACCGCCAGGTCCAGGACCCAAAAGTTTTTGTTTCTGGTTACTTTCGACACCAGGAACTAGGATAGGACATTGGAAGTCCTCAACAAATCCAGCATCGGGATCAGCACGAGTGTAACCACCAATACCAGCTGGTGATGAGTGCCTGTGTGCGGGCATATGATCTTTACTTAACTTCCTAGGAATAGTATAGTAACTCTTGAAATATGCAGGAGGGTTGATACTAAATGATCTAATCTGTCCAGTAAGATTCTGTGAGTCAGTAACAACAAAGTTTAAATCAGCGGTAGCATTCATTGCTGTTGGTGGACTAATAGCAGATCCATCACCACCCATTAGTTGTACAGTTCCTGGTCCTGTTGGCGTAAGAACTTCAGAAACAGAAGGCAATACCCATGCAACTTGGATAACAATATCATTATTACCACTGAATACAGCTGCTGGTATTGTTAGTTTATCTCCCGTAGCAAATGCACTACCTTTAGCAGTGATATTAGAAACAGCAACACGACCATTAACATCACAGTCGAGTGTTAGTTGTAATCCTGTTCCACTCACACCAGTTCCAAGAACAAGTTGAGCAGTACCACTAGTTACATTAACAGTTTGTGATGTACGAGAGAGATCTGTCTCACCTTCAATGATAACTAGACCACCAACTGCACCACTGGGATATGTTTGTCCCATTTGCAAAGATGTTTCGTTAATATATGTTGGTTCATAGTCAGTTAGAACCCTACCATTCAATGATGGTAATCTAAACTGGTCACCAAGTAAATAGTTACCATATGTTCTAGCATTCAGTCCATTTTGTGGACCATACGTATTACCAATAACGGAAGCAAGAATGGGATAATCAACTGCTTCCAACGTTTGCCCGTTGCACTCCAACCAACCATCTGGTTTTGTTCCAGCGTCTCCCACCCAAGGCATGATGGTGCCGACTTGAGCGGCACGCATCTTTTTCTGTGTTTCGTAATTAGCAGCCATTTAAATCAGATCTCCGTTAACCACCATCCGCGATATGCGGGAGGAATTACAGCACCACCACCGTCGTTTGATCCCATGTAAACTAATCCAAATCCAGCATTTCTAGTCTGAATGATTAGTTCACCACCAGCATATGCAGAAGCAAGACCACCAGCGTTAGTACCAGCAGAATCACCTTGGATAGCAACACTCTGAGGAGCACGAATAATTAGTGAGGTTTGATAGGAGAGTGCTCCAGAAACCTCAACAAATTTAATCATATCACCTGTCTCAGCATCAGATGGTAGTGTTAGCACAGTTGTTGCCGATACAGCAATGATGTAGTTCCTACCACTATTTAACGTTTGATCAGAGTTGACGAAATCCCATCTGCGTCCACCGTTTCTATTAAAGAAGTTAGTATTACCGAATGCATCAATAGCGGCATCCTGACGAATTCTAAAGTTTCTGTCTGCACTCTTACCAAGATTAGTAATGTTCAGTGCGTAATCTGTACTATTTGGTGTTGCAGTGGATGTGCTAACAATGTTAACATGACCACCATTGACCGTTAGATCACCATCACCTAGTGCAGAACCAGCAACACCAATTCTTGTATCACCAGTTCCTGCATCAATTCTGAACTTAGAAGTAGAAGCAGAACCAAACTGAACACCAGTTGTTCCACTGAATACATTAAAGTCGTCATCGATAGACAGAGAACCAGCAATTTCAGTATCACCAGTTGTTCCGTTAACGTAGAACGCCTGTTCAGCGTCATC